AATTAAACAAGGTATTTCATCAAATTTAGGTTGGGGTCTTATACAATGGACACCTGCAACTATTTTAACAAATTGGTGTAAACAATATAAATATAATTGGTATGATGGTGCAGCACAATGTGAAAGAATAAAATGTGAGGGTGAGGGTACAAAAGACGCGGGTGGGTATTGGTTACCAACTACATCTTACCCTTATAAATGGTCTGAATTTATTGCTCTAACTGATGTAGAAGAAGCAACAAAAGCATATTTATATGAAAGAGAAAGAGCAGGTATAGAAGCATTAGATACTAGACTTAAATACGCAAGTGAATGGTATAATTATTTTACTGGTTCGCCTATTACACCTACACCCCCTACACCACCTACGCAATACATTAAAAAAATGCCTATCTATATGATGTTAAGAAGATTTTAAGGAAAGGAAGTGAATTAAATGGCAGTTCTTAATAAGGAAGATTTTTTGAAAAGATTGCAAGAACATATTGGTGATGATACATCTGATGAAGCTATGACATTTATTGAAGATATGACAGATACTTTCAATGATATGGAAACAAAATCTAGCGGACAAGGTGAGGAACAATGGCAGAAAAAGTATGAAGAATTAGATAAATCATGGAGACAAAAATATAAAGACAGATTTTTCAATTCTGAAACTACACCTAATGATGTTAAAAATGACCAAGAAGATGATGTAAAAGATGACGCAGAGGAAAAAACATATGCAGATTTATTTGTAGAAAGAGAGGGCTAATATTATGGCAATTAAACCAAAAATTGTATCATTGACTAATTCATCTGTTGACATTTTAAATGTTATCAGAAATAACGCATCTGTAAATTATCAGAATTATGTACCGCAGGCAACCGCTGATGCAGAGAGTATTAAAGAAATCGGAGCTGTTATTATGGACAACCCACAGTTGCAGAATGAATTTCTTTCTGCTCTTGTAAATAGAATTGGCAGGGTACTTATTACTTCAAAGATGTACGAAAATCCTTGGAGTATGTTCAAAAAGGGTATGCTTGAATTTGGTGAAACAATCGAAGAAATTTTTGTAAACATTGCAAAACCATTTCAGTTTGACCCTGCTGTTGCAGAAACTAATTTGTTTAAAAGAGAAATTCCCGATGTGCGTTCTGCTTTTCACATTATGAATTATCAGAAATATTACAAAACTACAATTCAGAATGACCAGTTAAGGCAGGCATTTTTATCATGGCAGGGAATTACAGACCTTATTGCAAAGATTGTTGATGCTATGTATACTGGTGCTAACTATGACGAATTTCAGACAATGAAATATATGTTGGCAAAGAATGTACTTAATGGAAGAATGTACCCAGTCACTATCCCTGCTGTTACATCTGATAACATGAAGTCTATTGTAAGCACTATTAAAGGTGTTTCTAACAATTTTGAATTTTTATCTGATAAGTATAATATCGCAGGTGTTCAGAATAATTCAAAAAAGACAGAACAGTATTTACTTATCAATTCAAATTTTGATGCGACAATGGATGTAGAAGTTCTTGCTTCAGCTTTTAATATGGATAAAGCAGAATTTTTGGGTAAAAGAGTGTTAGTGGATAGTTTTGGTTCACTTGATATTGCAAGACTTAACATTTTATTTGCAGATGACCCAACCTATACTGAGATTAGTACAGATGAATTGAAAGCACTTGATGCAATTCCTTGTATTCTTGTTGATGAAAATTGGTTTATGATTTTTGACAACTACTATAATTTTACAGAGCAGTATAATGGTGAGGGATTGTATTGGAATTATTGGTATCATGTGTGGAAAACATTTAGCATTTCACCTTTTGTAAATAATGCACTTTTTATTCCGGGTGTTCCGTCTGTTACAAGTGTAACAGTTTCGCCTGCTAACGCAACAGTAAAAGCAGGGCAGAGTGTATCATTAAGTGCTGTGGTTCAGACGGAATATTTTGCACCGCAGACTGTAAATTGGTCTAGCAATACTGAGGGTGTAACTGTAAATAAAGGTGGAGTTGTTACTGTTGGTGCTGATGTTTCACCCGAAACAGTTATTACTATCACAGCACATTCAACTTATGATAATGAAAAAGTAGGCACTTCCACTATTACAGTAGAATAAGTTTAATTATGGCGGGGCAGTTATTTCTGCCCCTTATAAAAGGAGAAATTCATGTACATTGAACCTAATAGTGTTATAAAAATTTACAATAATATACCACTTGATAATACATATGAACATACAATTTTTTTCAAAAATTTATCAGAACAAAATGCGTATTTCCATTCAATTGATACACCAAAAGCAAAATATGTTTTATCAGCACAGAGTTACCAAAGAGTTGTAAAAGGGTCAATGCGTGTAGAAAAGAAAGCAGAGGATTTATATGACTGTAATTATTTAGCTTTTCAAAATACTTCTTTTGGTTCTAAATGGTTTTATGCTTTTATAACAAGTGTTGAATATGTCAATAACATTACAAGTGAAATAACATTTGAAATTGATGTACTTCAAACGTATTTTTTTAACTACACGTTGAAAAAATGCTTTGTAGAGCGAGAACACTCTACTACTGATGTTATTGGTGAAAATATTTTACCCGAACCGCTTGCTACTGGTGAATATGTGTATGATAATTATGAACCATTACTAACAATGAATGATTATTTAGTTCTTATAAGTTATGTTGATACAAATAATAGTGGTTCAGTAGGTGAATTATATGATGGTGTATATAGTGGTACTAAAATAAAGGCTTTTAAATCGACTGATACACAAAGTATTGATGCGTTTTTAACTGGTTTTTTGAACGCACCCGATAGCATAGTTTCAATGTACATGTGTCCCGCTATTTTAATACCTAATGTACCAGACGGCGGTAAAAATTTAACATATGGAACAAGTGGTATGGTTACGCATATAAATTGTGAAACACAACAATTGAATGGTAATGAAGCATTTAGTGGGTATACACCTAAAAATAAGAAATTATACACATATCCATATAATTACTTTATGCTTGATAATGCTAGTGGACAGTCATTAGTATTAAGGTATGAAATGTTTAACGACAAATCACTACCTATTGTTCCTATAATTGAATTAGCAGGCACAATAACACAGCCAGTTAAAGTTATTGCTAGACCATGTTCTTATAAAGGAACAAAAAGTTATAGTGAATTGAGTGGCTATACATCATTAAATACAGAAAGTTTAACACTTGAAAATTATCCTATGTGTTCATGGAATATTGACTCATTTAGTGCGTGGATTGCACAAAATTCATTACCCATTGGTCTTAATTTAATAAGTGGCGGTGCTAATACTTTTATTGGTAGCAATTATAGTATGCACCCAACAGCTAGTTTAACTACTGGTTTAGTAGGTCAAGTAGCAAATGTGGCAAGTCAAGTATATAGCGCAAGCATTTTAGCTGATGTTTGCAAGGGTAATCAAGCAAGTGGTAATGTAAATATATCTTGTGGTAAACAAAAAATATATGCAAGTAGAGTACACATAACCGCTGATTTTGCAAAAGTTATAGATAATTTCTTTTCTAAATTTGGTTATGCAACCAATAGGCTTAAAGTGCCTAACAGAAATGTTAGACCACATTGGACATATTGTAAGACAAATGGTTGCATAATAACTGGTAAAATGCCTGCTGATGATATTAAGAAAGTTTGTAACATTTATGATAATGGTATAACATTTTGGAAATATGCAGATGAAGTAGGAGATTACTCTCTTGATAATTCAGTATAATATTAAGGTGGTGAATATATGGGAAGAAAAACTAAAGACACTCTATTTTGTGAAAGCGCTTACATGAATAATAGAACATATTTACATTATTACAATTCACTAACAGAGTTATCGTTAAGTATGTTTGAATGGAAAAATTTGCCTGCAACAATAGACCAAAGATTTCTTGAAATGTGCTTATTTTCAGATGGTATGTGTGTATTTTTTGAAGATGATGTTTTAGGTTATCTTTGTTTGCAATGTATGATAGGTGGAAAATTAAACGTGTATAGAATACCTATGCAACGCAGAGCGTATGCAACTAACGGATATAACAAAGAATTAGATGGTACAAATAGTGTTATTATTTTTAATAATTACTTACACACAAATTCAATGTTAGATGTAGAAATGTATAGCAAAAGATTATATGACCTTGATAGAGCTATTGACGTAAATGCTAAAGCACAAAAGACACCTGTTCTGATACAATGTGACGAATCACAAAGAATGACAATGAAAAATTTATACAAGCAATATGAGGGAAATGAACCTTTTATATTTGGTTCAAAAGGACTTGATGCTAATGGTCTTAAAGTGTTGCAAACTGGTGCACCTTATGTAGCAGATAAGTTATATGAATTAAAATCACAAATTTGGAATGAAGCTTTGACATATTTAGGTATTTCTAATACTAATGTTACTAAAAAAGAACGTATGATTAGTGATGAAGTTATTAGGAATATGGGCGGTACTATTGCAAGTAGATATTCTCGATTAGAAAGTCGTAGACAAGCTGTTGAACAAATAAATAAAATGTTTGGTCTTAATATTGAAGTGAATTATCGTGCCGATTATAGAGAAGCTGATGATGAACTTATGTTAAGCGGTGATAGTGGTGATGGTGAAAAAACTATAATGGTAACTGATACAAGAACAAGAACAAAATATGATTAAAAGGGGGTGAATATATGAGTAAATACACAACAGAAGTTAGGTTTATTTGTGAAGAAGCGTGTGGTTTGTTAGAAAGCAAAGGGTATAATGATATTGATAGCATTATTACTAAAGCTATACCAAAAATTTTCAGTTTCAATTTTCCTATTTTTGATGAAAATTATAGAAATGTATTGGAATTAAAAATTTTAAAACATTTCTACACTAGAGAAATAGGTGAGGAAACAGTAGGTTTGTGGAAGTTAAGGCTTGATACAAAGTTAAATGAAATTATGCCTTATTATAATAAATTGTATTCTAGTGAACTTATAGAGTTTAACCCTTTATATTCAGTTTCTTATAGAAAAGAATATGATGGTGAAAATGCTTCAAATAATTTAGCAAATGAACAAATTGTAGATGATAGTAATAATTATTACGAAAAAGAAATTTCTAAAAATAATGTTACTAGTTCATATAATAATGAAAATGGTACGACTAATTCAAACACTAATAACAACAAAGCAACAAGAAATGACAGGGAAAATAAAACTAATAATGAACAATGGGATGCATATAGTGATACCCCGCAAGGTAGTTTAAATAATATAGGAGATAATAGTTATTTAACTAATGCTAGAAACATTGATACCAATATAAATGAAAAAACAACAGATAATAATATCAGTACAGAAGCGCAAAATAATAGCACATCAAATACATATGAAAATAGGAGTAACAATGTAAATGCAGGCGAAGAAAAAGAAAAGGACACAACAAAAACAAATTATGATAGGAAAAGAAATACACTTGATAAAAGAAATACAACAGAAAATTATTTAGAAAAGGTGGTAGGTTATAACGGAATAAACCCTAATAAAATGTTAAATGATTATAGAGAAACATTTTTAAACATTGATATGATGGTTATAAATGAACTTGACTGTCTTTTTATGCAATTGTGGTAAAAGAAAGGAGTACATATGGCTGTATTGATTATGAACAAAACAAATTTATTGACACAGCAATTCAATAATGTCACAAGGATTGAATTTGATGGAAGCAATTATGTGATATATGATAATACCACTCATAGTTATCCAAAAAAATCATGGTTGATAACAATTTTATTTTAATAAAGGTAGGTGATAAAATGTATAAAAACTTAAACACTTTTAAATTTTGGTGTCAAAAAATTTTACCATTAGTGTATGATGATAGTTTGAGCTATTATGAGGTTTTATGTAAAGTAGTTGATTACATAAATCAATTGATAGATAACGATAAGGTTATCGGTGAAGAACTTGAAAATCTGAAAACAGAATTAGTAACAGTCAAAAAATGGATTGATGAATTTGACACAAGTTATGCAGAAAAAATTATTAAAGAAAGCATAGCAACAATGATTTTTGTAGAAATAACAGACGCAGGATATATTGTTTATAATATACCTAGTGAATGGAATGATATTACATTTAATACTACTGGGCTTGATATTGAACTTGATTTGCAAAAAGATTATGGACATTTGGTGTTAAGCTATTAAAAGAAAGAGAGGATAAAGTTATGAACAGACAGTATATTGGAGCAAGATATGTACCAAAATTTTTTGAAGGTGTTGAGTGGGTGAGTGGAATACCTTATGAAAGACTTACCATTGTTTCTTATTTAGGAACAAGTTTTACAAGTAAAATTCCAGTTCCTGCTAATATTGGAAACCCTGCTGATAACCCTAAATATTGGGTGAATACTGGTAATTATAACTCACAAGTGGAAGAATATAGAAAAAATGTTGAAGAATTATCCACTGATTATTACGCATATAAGGAAAAATCAACAAATGATATTTTATCAACAGATGTTACTGCAAATAGAAGTGCAGGTGGATTGTTAAGTTTAGAACAAGTAAGAAATAAAAAATTTGTTCTTATTGGTGACAGTTATGCACAGGGTACAATTGCAAATGGTAATGGAACATATACAAGAAATTTTAAAGATGGATGGATGTATAAATTTATCAATTTATTGGGACTTGATGAAAATAATGTTGTATCATTACCGACTGGCGGAAATTCATTTGCTTTAACAGATAGTGCAGTAGGGCATTTTCAAGATTCTATTCAAAATGCTGATATTGACAAACCTAATGAAATTGATTATATTATTGTTTTAGGCGGTGCAAATGATGTAAATGAGGAGTATCAGAATATTAAAAATGGCATTAAAGAATTTTTTGACATTGCCAAAACAAAATGTCCTAATGCTACCATAATGGTGGGTATGTGTGGTA